TAGCACAATCTGGTCTTGATGCCAAGCTGGTGGCTTCTATCCATGATGAATACCAGTTTGAAGTAGCCAAGAAAGATGTAAAGGAATTTGGTAAGATAACCAAAGAAGCTATTCAATACACAGAGAAAAAGCTGAATCTAAACTGTCCTTTAGATAGCACATGGAAGGAAGGAATAACATGGGCTGATACACATTAAAAAGTTCTTGACATTTGTTTTTAGATATGAGATAATACGTTTTCAATTTAACAAAGGAGAAAAATTAATATGTCAGTAATTTCAGGAAAAGCATACTGGGCTTCAATCGTAGCCCCTAACACTACCTTTGATAGTGATGGAGTGTGGAGCATTGATGTATGCAATCTGGATAAAAAGAATCTGGATATTGTTAAGAAGGATGGACTAACTGTTAAGAATAAAGGTGATGATCGTGGAGATTTTGTCACTATCAAACGGAAAGTCCGTAACCAAAAGTCAGGAGAACTTAATCGTGCTCCTACTTTGGTTGATGCACAGAAACGTGCCATGATGAATACTGCTGTTGGTAATGGTTCTGTAGTTAATGTTAAGTACAATCCCTATGAGTGGGAGTTTGGTGGACGTAAAGGTATTGGAGCTAACCTGAATGCTGTTCAGGTGATTGACCTTATACCTTACTCTTCAGATAATGATGGAGAAGACTTTGAAGTAGTAGCAGATGGATTCTCTGCTGAAGATTCTGATGAGGATATTACACTAGCATCTTAATGAAAGGAGGAATGGGGGTGGTGTAATGCCATCCCCTATTTCTATGGCTAAAATAGAAACATTAATAGAAGATATACATAAACTTTTAGGGCCAGAAGATTCCAACTTGAATGAAGATCTAGTTAGTACTCAGATAGGAATCTTTATCCAAAATGTTGAACAACAGCTAAGAGATTTCTTGAAGGAGAAACCTACCTATCGTAAGGGATTAAGATTGTCTGGGATAGGTAGACCAGCAAGACAACTGTGGTATGACAATCAATGTGAAGATCAGCCTATACCTTTAGATGCAAGCACTCGTATTAAATTTTTATATGGACACATTCTTGAAGAACTTTTAATACTATTAACAGTACTATCTGGACATGAAGTTGACGAGACACAGAAGGAAATTAATGTTGAGGGTGTTAAAGGTCATCAGGATTGTAAGATAGATGGGGTTCTAGTAGACTGTAAGAGTACATCACATAGAGGTTTTGATAAGTTTAAGAACTGTACTCTTGAGGATGATGATCCTTTCGGTTACATAGAACAGATATCTGCCTATGCAGAGGGTAACGATGTAGATGAAGCAGCCTTCCTTGTTATTAATAAACAGACAGGGGAGATATGCTTAACACCCGTACACTCAATGGAGATGATCAATGCAGGAGATAAGATTAAGCAACTTAAAAAGGTTATTACTTCCAGTGTACCACCTGATAAGTGCTATTCCGATGTGGCTGATGGGGCTTCTGGTAATCGTAAACTTGCTATTGGGTGTCTATACTGCAACCATAAGAAACTTTGTTGGCAAGATGCTAACCAAGGTCAGGGCATACGTGTGTTCCAGTATGCACAAAGTAAGAAGTACCTTACGAAAGTATCAAGAACTCCTGATGTCCCTGAAGTTTTAGATTGGTAATGCACTGGAAAATTAGAGGAACCCGTAGGAGGTTCAGACCCAATCCAGATAAGTTTGGGTTTGTTTATGTTATCACTAACAAGAAAAATGGGAAAGCATATATAGGATGCAAACAATATTTTCTTGGAAAGAGTAAATTAAATTCAAAGTGGGAAACTTATATGGGTTCCTCTAAGGCTTTACTACAAGACATTAAGAAGATAGGTAAGAAACATTTTAAGTTTGAAGTTATAGCTGAGTATAAAAATAAACGTAGTCTAAGATATTATGAGTGTTACTATCAAATGAAATATAATGTATTAGCTACAACATTGGAGGGAACAGATGAACCAGCATTCTACAATTCATATGTAGGAGGAAAGTGGTATAGACCTGTTGAACATTACATAGATGAAGATCAAAGACCCAGATGATATATTTATAGATCCTATTATTCAATATGATAGGAAGTATCCTGAACGTAGATTATACTTGGCTGTAATCTTACAGGCTCTCCTTGATGCTACGAGGATTAAAGGAAATATAAATAAGAGGAGAGCTACCTCATGGTTTCAATGTAGTATTGGAGTTACGTGTGATAACTTTGAATTTATATGTGACCATGCTGGAGTAAACCCCGGCTATGTTAGAAGTTTTGCTTATGAAGTTATTCACTCAGAAGACCCAAGGTCTTTTCGTTACAAGATTAATAAGTATAAAAGAATGATAGCAAAGGAAGAGAAAAAGAATGAAGAAGGATAGTGTCAGGGATCATCAGGTAGGTGGAGATCATTATAAGAACTTGACAATACAACCAACTGAGTATATAATGGCTAACGATTTAAATTTCTGTGAAGGTAATGTAGTTAAGTATGTTACTAGACATAGAGTAAAAGGTGAAGGATTACAAGATCTATTAAAGGCAAGACATTACATTGACTTGTGTATTGAATACTTATATGGGGAGAAGGAAGATGGGGCTACCGACTGAGTACCAAAATTTTATCTATTTGTCCAGATATTCCCGATGGCTTGAGAGTGAAGGACGTAGGGAAACATGGGATGAAACTGTTGATAGATTAATTACTTTCTTTAAAGTACACGTAGAGAAAAACCTTGGAGTTAAGGATCAACTTGATACCAAGGATTGGACTATGATACGTAATGCTATTCGTTTTCTTGACGTAATGCCTAGCATGAGATCGTTAATGACTGCTGGCCCTGCTCTTGAGAGAGAGAACATAGCTGGATATAATTGTTCCTATATACCAGTAGATAATCCAAAGTCTTTTGATGAGATACTTTATATTCTTATGAATGGTACAGGTGTAGGCTTCTCTGTTGAGAGACAATATGTTAATCAGTTACCTACTATAC